CGAGCTGGCGGTGATACTTGCAGAGAATGCGCGCGCCCAGCGCGGCCTGCTTCTGCGTGATTGAAGTCCGGCGCGCGAGCGCGTGACCGATGCGAACATCCACAGCGGCGAACCCGACATCGTCCAGCTTGCGCGCACCGTCGCACACGCCCGCGAGCGTTTTCATTCCGAGGTGAACCAGCTCCAAACAGCGGTCCGTCACGAGCTTCGCCTCGGCGGCGATTTTCTCGAACGTCAGCCGCACGTTGGTGATGGGCTCGACCTCTTCCACTTCGGCCTCGGCCCAGTCCGTCACCTTGTCCAGGCAGGCGTCGATGACCGTGAGCTTTTCCACGATGGTGCGGGACATGTGCGCGTCAAGCGAGCCCTCCAGCACGAGGTAGCTGCACAGCACGCTGTCCTTTTGTCCGATACGGTGCGCGCGGTCTTCCATCTGCGCGTGCTTGCCGGGCACCCATTGCATCTCGACGAAAATAACGTGAGCCCCGGCGGTCAGCGTCAACCCTTCAGCCGCGGCTAAATTGCCCACAAAAATGTTGCACTCGCTGTCGTTCTGGAAACGGTCAACCTGTTCCATCCGCTTCGCCGCGGGCGTCTCGCCCGTTATGACCGCCGCCTGGGGAAACTTCGCAACGATGCCGGCGACTACGTCCAGGTGGTGCGCGAACACCAGCACCTTGCCGGACTCCATCGCGTCCTCGATGAACGCGAGACACTGCGGAAGCTTGGCCAGCGCGACCTTGTGCCGGATTTCCGCCATGTCCTCGAACGCGGCGCCTTGCCCGCGGCGCAGCGCGTGGACGGCTTCTGCATACTCCTCGCGCGATTCGCCAGCACGCGCCAGCTCAACGCGAGCGCGCAGCTCGACCAGCGCGGCCTCGCGTTCGGCGACCATCGACTCCTCCAGGGCGAGCAGCTCCTTGCTGCCGGCGGCGTCCAGCTCGATGACTTGGCGCTGTTTGGCCGGCAGCTCGGTCAGCACGTCCTTTTTCAAACGGCGGACCATGATGGTGGACCGCAGCTTATGCTGCAATTCGGCTTCGTTGCTGTGGCCAGAAAAGTCCCAGCCGAAACCGTTCTGCTTGGCGGCGCAATAGCGGCGCGCGAACTGGAAAAAATTCGTCTTCGGCCAGCTCACGGGGTCGAGGTCATTCAGCACGGGCCAGACTTCGATGGGGCGGTTTTCGATGGGCGTTCCGGTCAGCGACACCTTGCGGGCGGCGCGCGTGGACAGCGTCGCCTTGGTGCGGCGCGCTTTGGGGTTCTTCACGTATTGCGACTCGTCGCACACGCGGAGGTCCCAGTTGCGGTTCTGAATGTCCGGCAAAAATTTGTGGATGGTGTCGTAATTTACGATGACGATGTCCGCGCGGGAAAATGCTTTGTTGCTGTATTGCACCTCGACAGACATCGGGCGGGTCAACCACTTTTTCAGCTCGCGCGCCCAGTTTAGCTTGAGGGTGTTCGGGCAAACGATTAAAACGGATTTGATGTCCGGCGTGATGTTGATAAGCCCGATGGCCTGGATGGTTTTGCCAAGGCCCATCTCGTCCCCGATGAGCGCGCCACGGCCAGCGGCCCAGCAGCCCTGCGCGTAGGCCACGCCCGCGCGTTGGTAGGGCAGATACTCCAGCCCGGCGGGGCGAGGAATGTCCAGAGACGCATCCTGGGCGCGCGACGCCTCCACGGCCACGGCGCGCTTGGCTTGGTCCGCCTTCGCCGCCACGGGGTCAACGTGCGCCCACCAGTTGACTATCCAGGCGCCGCTCGATTCGCGCTTCGGCGCGATGCCGGCGGCGCGGAGGGCTTCCTTGTTCTGCTTCCAGGCATCCCAGAAGGAAGCGGGGACGGTGAAGGACGTGCGAAGGATGCGGTCGGTTCCGTCCTGGAGCCGCACCTTTTTCGGCGCGCCCCAGGGCAAGAGGGTTTCAATCTTAATTTCGGATGATTCGTTGCTCATGGCAGAATGTCGTTCAGGTCGTGGGCGATGTCAAGCGGTCAGCTGCGCCGTTTGTCAAATTCAGCCTTGGCTTTTTCCTCGCGGACCGTCAGACACGCGCAGCAAAAGCAGTCCACGCAGCGGTGCCCGTTGTTAGAGGATACGGACGCATGGCGCCGCAATTCAGCTTCAGGCAGCGCCCTGGCGGTTTCCAGCCAATGCGCCCACCAGTCGCACGGGCGCCAGTGGTTTCGGTATTCGTTCAAAATCGGTTTCATTAGTTTACCCCCAGGATGGTTAGGACCAGCACAACGAACTTCAGCACCACGCCCAGGCCGAGGAACCCGAACGCGACAGCCCAGCCGGGCGTTATTTCCGAATTGCGAAGCAATCTTTTCATGGGGTAAGGTGCCACGGGTCGGTGAGCCTGTCAAGGGGCCTGCACGTATTTTGTTCGGTCCAGAGACCTATGATTATCATCCGCGCGGTTGACCCAAACGGTGCGGACGACCATGTCTGGCACGGCGATTGCTAACACGATGTGCAGCCGCGGGTCCGCGGTCAGCGGGCGCCGGATGAGCAGGCCAGACACGCGCCCGGCCACCGTCTCAACTTTGACCACCGTCCAGTCCGCCAGCGTCAGCGACCGCGGCAGCTCATGCACCTGGACGCAGTCTTCCAGCGCCGCGAGCCGGGCATGCCGGCTGTAGTGCAGGAGCGAAAAATCCAGGGTGGCGACCGCCGCGAGGAGTGACGGCGGCAGAAAGACGTCCTTGTGATATTCGCGCGGGTTCATGGCTTGGTCTTAAATCGAGGCGTTTTCGGGTCTTCGTGCGCTTTCCAGATCGCGCGCCCGACGGCCCGCCGCGCCTGGGCGGTTAGCTCTTTTCCGGGAATCCGCCAGCGGACACGTAAGGAGCCGGACGGGTAGGCCAGAAACGGCTTTCCATCCACAAGCACCTTGACGGCGTCCCACCCCTCCCAGGAATAAATTGCGACGACTTGAATCATGGCTTGATTAGGATGGCGCCTCGGACGTAGCTGCGCCGATATATGCCTCGGGCGTGGTCATACCAGCACAGCCTCACCCCGCCATATCCCTGCGTCACGTCCAGGCGATTGTCGCGGTCAAAATTCCAGTCGTCGCCGCCCCGCTGGCGGTTGAGTTTTTTGGCCAGCTCGTAGAATTCTCGAAAGGTCTTTTTCATGGCGGTCAGTTGCGAACGGTTAGCGCGGCCCTGGGAACCTTGGCGGTGTCCAGGAATTCCTTGGCCCACTCGGCGAGTGGCTCATCTCCCCGCAGTTCCAAGGAACGGGCGAGGTAGTATCTCCCCTGCCCGATATACTCCCAGAACTTCAGGGTCAGCGCGCGGCTCCCGAGGGTGATTTCAATTTTGTGCATGCAGTTCTCGCAGGTTCATGGTTCAAAAGTTGCGTTGGTTAGCCAAAGGATGGCCCCGGTCACCACCAGCACGAGCAGAGCAAAGTATTTCATGTGATTAGTCTCCCAGCGAACGCCAGCCGTCCTCCACCGCGCGCTTCTCCAGGTGCTCCAGGAGCCCCGCCATCAGGTAGGGGTCAATGGGCTCATGCTTGTAAACGCGCACCACGTAGGCGTCCGGCTCATGCCGCCGGAATTCCAGCAGCGCGGCCTCCACGCTGTCGTGGTCGTGGTCGAATTCGTGGCGGAAGACCACCACGCCCTTCTCTCGAATTTTCCAAACAATCGAATATCTCATGGTGCAATGTAGTTCAGGTTGGGTGAGTTGTCAAACGGTCCAGGTGATTTCGCAGGACGACAAGGCGCCGTAGTGCGCGAACGCCCAGCCGGGCTTCACGTCCACAACGGTCGCACCCAGCTCCCGCGCGCACGCTTCCAGGCTGGATGCCCGCAGGGAAAAATGCTGGCGGACGATGCCACCGGATACCACGCGGACGCGGAAGGTGATGTGGTCCGTTACCACCTCGGCCAGCGCAGGCTGGACAATCCAGTTTTCGGCCACGACCGCGTCAAACTGCGAGCCCCAGTGTTCCGCGGCGTTCTCCCGGCAGCTCGATGTTGACCCATCCGCGCACAGGTAGGCGCGACCGCCAGGGAAAGACGGGCACAGTTTGTAAATCAGGATTCTGTCGTTTGGTTTCATGGTTTCGTTGCTCATGGGGTAAGGTAACGCACGCGGCACGCGCTGTCAAATTTACATCTCCCAATTCTGCACTTTTTTCGGCACGTAACCGTCTGCGATGGCCTGCTTTACCTCGGCGATGGAAAATTTGTTGCGAAAAGTGTGGCCGATTTTTTTCTCCAGCGCCACGTATTTGTCCAGCAGCTCCGGGTTCTCGCGGCCCGCGATGACCAGCGCGTCGCCCATCCGTGGGCGACAGTCAAGCGCGGGGGCACTTATTTTTTGGTAAGGGAAACTCGGGTCGCCGTCAGCCGGCGCCGCTCCTGGCGGGAGTAGCCAGCGCGCGCTTCGCACTTGGCCAGCTTCTCCTCGACCGTCAGCGCCTCGTGTGCGCGCTGCCGTGCTTCGGCTTGTTGCCGCTTGGCGTCGCGCCGCGCGTCCGCCTTGGCGTGGCTGTAGCCCGCCTTCTTGATTGGTCTGCCTTCGTTCTTTGTGTTCATTCGTTATCCCATTTCGTGTCGAATTGTTTTTGTTTCATCGGCTGAACCTTTCCTCGTTTTGCCGCTCGGTCGTGCCGCCGTCGGTTTCCCAGGCGGCGTATTCGATGGGCGTTTCCGGTTGCGGCTCGCCAACCACGCGCGTCGAAGGTTCAACAGCAAACGCCTTGGCCAAACTATCCTGCATGATGCCAGCGCGGCACGCGTCCAGGCGCGAATGAGTTTGCACGCTGGCATGCGCGCACCGGCGGAACCAGTCCGCGTCGGCTTCGGTTGCGAAGTGAAGGGTGACAGAAAAAATGTTCACAGTGTTGCTTGGTTTTTGTATTGGTCCGCGATGTCGAGCAGCCGAGAAAATTTCTCGGCGACCTCCTCGACGGTTCCGGTTAGTCGGATGGTGAATTGAACGCCCACAGGGCGCATCAGATTGTGGATGACTTGGTGCGGGTAAACGGTGCGCCCGATGGCCTCGCCCAGTTGCGTCGCGTATTCAATGCGCGCGCCTTCGGCTGCGTCTTGCGCTTCCTTGCGCGTGCGCTCCACGTTCGCATACTCCGTTGCTTTCACGGCTGCATCGGCCAGCGCCTTGGCCAAGTCGATACGCCAATACGTCGGCGTCGCGCACTCAATGCGCGCTTCGAAATGCGTCCAGATGCTTCGGCCCTGGCGACGTGATGCGACGCGCACAAAAAACCAATTGAGCGCGGCGCAGTGCGAACGACCGCGCGGTGCTTCGATTGAGATGTGCCGCGTCAGCACGCGACCGCAGCGCCCGAGACACGCGGAGGTCAGCCGCGAGCGGTCGATGTGCAGGCCCAGAATGCGCTCGGCCTCGGCCAGGATTTCTTTGACTTCAGTCATGGCGTGGTCGATTAAGATTCCAGAACGAGAAACTTCGAGCCCGGCTCGAACGGCGTGACGTCCTTCCAGGCGGGCTTCGGCAGCACGACGCGGCGTGAACCGTTCGGCTGCGTAACCGCGGCCTCGATGACAACGTGCCGGCTGTCGAGCATGGCGCGAATCGTGCCCGAGCAGCTCGCGCCGTCGAACGTCTTGAAAACTACTGCGCGACCGATGTCGCGAATCGTGATATTTTTCATGGTAAAAGGTGGGGCCGTCCGTGGCCCCGCGATGAGGTGTGGAGATTAAGCAGCCGTCCAGATGGCGCACGCGACCAGGAACCGCCGGTCGTCAAAATTGGGGTTGTGGTTGGAGCACACGCGGGCGATTTTGCCGGCCAGCTTGGCAATGGCGGCGCGTTCCTCGTCCGTCCGGGCGGACAGGTAGCTGTCCTTGATTTCGTAGGCGAGGGCTTCGAAGTGTTTGCGACTCATATGTTTCTAATCAGTGTTGATGTTTACCGACACCACAACATACCACCACCTGGGAAGACCGCAAGCGGAATCGCTACAACTCGAAAGCTAGGGGAATTACTTAGGACCGGTCGGACCGCCGACCATGTTCGACCAGCCCGCGGCGATGAGCCTGCGGGGCGAGATGTCGCCGCAGCCGGTGATGACGTCCACCACGCGGTCTTCACACCACGCGCGGTCGCGCCGGGTAAACATGCGCCGGATGGTATCGAATTCGAAAACGTTTGCTTCGCTGCCGGCGCGCTCGAAGAAGGGCAAAAGCAAATTGAAGTGCGCGCGTGAGATGTGCGGCGCTAGAAAAAGTTTGAAGATGGCGACGCCGCAGAACGAGGCGGGCTCCCGCTTCGGGATTGCCTCGGGGTAGTGATACGTAGAGGTGCCGCCCTGGCGCGTCCAAACTTTTTCCATCTCCTCGTCCGGCGTCGCAACGAAAACGTCCGCGCGTTGCTCACTTGGAATCGGCAGGACCTTTGCTTTTATTTCTTCGCCAAACTCCACGGGATATCAGTGAGGTGATGAGCGCGACGAGCAACAGCAGCGGCTCGAAATAGCGGTGGATGATTTCCCTCACCACATCCAGTGCGCGACCACAATAATGACGGTGACCCAGAAGACCACCATGCACCACTCTTCTGCGCTCCAGTGCAGCGGAGTTTTCACGTTGGCCACTCCTCGTTTCCTTCGCTAGGTTTCTCCTGGGCGGCGCCGAACACTTTGACGTATCGGCCTTCCTTGGTGCGACGGAACGACGGGTCGTCTTTCGGGGCGACGCGTGGAAAGTTCACCTCGTCGAGGTTCGCGTTGTAAGCGATGGGGTCCGTGGTGCGGTCACCATCACCCTTGCCGGCGCCCTCGAGTCCGAAGTTTCTGTTGCCGCCACGCTGGCCGGCTCTCACGTTTGGATTCATACGGATTTTGCTCTGCTCAGAATTCTCTCGCGTGCCACAACTGGATTGCCGTCTTCTGCGATTTGTTCCGCGGCCCACAACAACGCCTCGCGACGAACTGCGGAGATTAGTTGAGGCGTCACACGATTGGGCAGGTCCCAGTATTCGCCGTGACCGCAGCACACGCCGCGCTCCACGCCGTGGTCGTCGATGATTTCCTGGGTCGTCCTCACTTGCGGCTGAAAACTTTCTTACCCAGCTCCCAGAGAAAAACTCCGGCGAAGGTCAGCCCGGCCACGATGAAGGCCACCGCGCACGGAATGAGGAACGCCAGCGCAACGACGGGCAGCACGCCCCAGATGGGACAGGTGACCCACCACCAGCTCCAGTTGATGACGCCGGTGAGCTTCAGGATG